GGAAATATTAAAGTTTTGCGTGCAAAATGGAACGAAGATTTTTTCAAAGAGCTTGAAAATTTTCCTGACGGTAAACATGATGATATCGTAGATGCCCTCAGTGGAGCTTTTCTAATGATTAATGAAGATAGTTACAATATTTTAAATTTATCCAGGTAAAAATGTTTGATCAAATTAAGCGTTTATTCAAATCTAAGCCAAAAGTTAAAACTAAAAATACAGAGTTTAAAACTGATGGGTGGGCCAATATTTTAAGTGGCCTAGGCGTACCTGGGAGAGATAAAACAGCTTCTACAGTGTTCAGAGCATGCCCACAATTTTGTTGGCAAGAACTAGATCAGCTTTACAGAGCTGATGGATTAACGCGTAGAATTATTGATCTTGTATCTTCTGAAATGATTCGCCAAGGCTGGGAAGTTGAAGGAGATTCTGAAAATGCATTATGTGGAAAATTAGAAGATCTTAACGCTTACGCTACTCTTAATCAACTTATTCAGTATGCAAGGCTGTATGGAGGATCTATAATTGTAATTGGAATAGCTGATGGAAGACCTCTTGATGAGCCTGTGAACGAGAATAATATACAAGAAATTTCATGGCTAAAAGTATTTGACAGGTGGCAAACTCAGATATTAAATGAATATATAACAATAGATTTAAATAGCGAAAATTATGGATTACCTGAATTTTATCAGATAACAGATTATAGAACCGGTGCAGTTTTTAACGTACACTATACTAGAGTTTTAAGAATGGACTGGAACATACTACCCCCAAGACAAAGAAATTATAATCAAGGGTGGGGCGATTCTTGTATTATTTCTATCTATGATGAACTGAAAAATTATGGTTCAGCGTTTGCAAATACTTCTGCGATCATGCAAGATTTTGTGAATGGAGTTTTAAAGATTCCAAATTTATCTCAAGCGATGGTTAGCTCTTGTAACGATGCTGCAATTATGAAGCGTTTAGACTTTGCAAATTTGTCTAAAGGCGTTACTAATATGATGGTACTAGATGGTCAAGAAGTCTACGAGAAGCTTTCCACAAATGTAGGCGGTCTTTCTGATCTTTTAGATCGTTTTATGCTTTCTGTTAGTTCTGTAACAGGTATTCCAGTAACTTTATTGTTTGGAAGGTCTCCAGGAGGCTTAAATGCTACAGGAGATTCAGAATCTAGAAACTTCTACGATATGATTAAACAATATCAAGAATTAAAGCTTAAACCTGTTTTAGAAAAATTAACTTACTACATTTTTAAATCAAAAGATGGCCCCACAAATGGTGTAGAGCCTAAAAATTGGTCAATTCAATTCACTCCGCTTTGGCAAAATACAGAAGAACAAGAAGCAATTTTAAGAAGAACAGTCGCAGAAACAGATGCAATTTATATTGATAGGGGCGTATTAGATCCAAACGAAGTTGCGATTTCTAGATTCGGAGGTGATCGGTGGAGTATGAATACACTGATCGATGTTGCAGCCAGAGAAAATGGCTACGATCCAAGCGAAGTTGCTTTATTAGAAGCTGAAAAAGAAAAAGAAATTAAAGAAATGACTCCTGAACCTAATTTGGGACCTAATTCATTATCAAATGGTGGAAATAATCTTATAATAGTAGATGCATAGATGCCTTCAAAAGCCTTTCTAAGTATGATTAGAGCAAGAAACACTAAAAGAAATGGAGAGCTAAAAAGGTTTAAAAACCCTCCAAGATGGCTTGAGCCACTTTCTGTAAAACGTCAATACACTGCTAGATTGTATATGTACACTTTTGATATCAGAAAAGTATTTACAGATATTTTATTCCCTAAAATCCCTTCCTGGCTAGCTGGAGGAACGATTACTTATCCAGATCCTGTTTTACCCGAAAATCGAAAAGACTCTTTAATTGATGATATTCTTGATGATATTGATTTGACTTTTGAGTTGATACAGCAAATTCTAGCGCCATCTCAGCAATCAGCTATTAACAGCGCCAAGTTTTTTGGTTTAGAAATAGCAGCTTTTAATAAAATTCAATATGAAAAAACAATGAATTCAGTGTTGGGAGTTGATGTTTTTTTAGAAGAACCTTGGCTCGTGCCTCAAATTGAACTTTTTGCTAATCAAAATGCTCAATTAATTACTAATATGACAGAAAATGAAGCAGAAAGAGTTAGTGGAATTATACAAAGAGCGATTCAGGAAGGATCGAATTATGAAAGTATAACAGAAAATATTGAAAAATCTTTTGGAATTACTCGTCGACATGCTAAGTTAATTGCAAGAGACCAAACTAGTAAATTGAATGGCTCTTTAACTAAGCTTAGACAACAAGAAGCTGGAGTATCAAATTATAAGTGGCAGACAAGTGATGACGAACGCGTAAGACAAGATCACAAAGTGCTCGATGGAAAAATTTGTAGATGGGATGATCCAACATTATACTACAACGAACAAAGCAAAAAATGGGAAAAGCGAAGTAAAATCGGTGGCACTAATGTACACACTTCAGTTGATGTAAATTGCAGATGCGTGCCCATACCTATACTTAAAAGCATTTTTACAAATGAAATCGAATAATAAAATTGGTAAAAATATGAGTGTTAGAAGATTTGATTTGGGATTGGTTAAAGGCGATGCTTCGTTAACCGAAGAAGGATATATAAAAGCAAAAGCTGTCGTTACACGGACAGGAGTGTTTTTTTATCAAAATGCAGATGGAACAATTAGAAAAGAGCTAAGACATCCGGACGACGTTTGGCAAGATGCTAGTATCGAATCAATGAAGTTAATTCCCATTACAAATAATCATCCCCTGGAAAAACTTATTAGTGCTGAAAACTCAAAAAGATTAAAAATTGGATACACAGGCGAAACAGTTATTAGAGATGATCCATACGTTTTAGCTAATATAGTAATCACAGATCAAGAAGGCGTTGATGCGGTGATAAAATTTGGAAGAAAAGAGCTGTCGCTTGGTTATACAGTAGATTTAGAAGAAACTCCTGGAGAATATCAGGGAGAAAGGTACGATGCTAGACAACGAAATATTAGATATAATCATCTAGCAATAGTGGATAAAGCACGAGCAGGAAACGAAGCAAGAATAGCTTTAGACAGTCAAGATGCAATAGAAATTAAAAAAGAGGTCAATAAAATGAGCCAAAAAAAAATAAAAATTGATAATGTAGAATACATGATTGATGAGCTAGCAGCAGATTATGTTGCTCGCTTAGAAAGAGATCTAAAAAATCTCAATGATGAAAGATTGCGTGTTGAAGATCAAATTAAAATGATTCGCGAAGAGCTTGAAAAAGTTGAAGGCGAAAGAGATTCGTCTAAAGATATGCTAGAAAAATCAGAAGAAAAAAATATGATGATAAATAGCGATTCAGCAAATTTTAGAGATGCTGTTTCAAGAAGAATTAAATTATATAAAGTTGCTGAATGTCATTTAGACTCTGCTATTATAACTAAGCTCGAAACTATGAGCGAATTAGAAATTAAAAAGCTCATTATTTCAGAATGTCGCAAGTCTGTGAATTTAGATAATAAATCACAAGCTTATTTAGATGCTATGTACGACACTATTTTAGACGAAGACATTAAAAAAAGCGTTAACGTTGATAATGTAAGTTTTAGCACAGAAAAAACAAAATCTGATTCTTCAATCGTTGACGTAAATGCTTCACGTCTGAAAATGATGGAAGATCAGAAAAATGCTCATAAAAAAGGAGCTAAATAGATGAATAATGCATCATTTCAAAATAGTTATAATTTTAATATGCCGAAAGGTGTTTTAGGACGTATAGCAGATTGTGGGTTTAAAAATACACTTTCTCCTATGTGTTTAGAGGCGATTCCTGCAGGCGTCGGTGTAATGAAGCCCATTAATTTAGATTACAAAATTATGCTTCCTAGAAATGATACAGGTTCTGTTGCATTATCTGCAGACTTGATAGTAGCAAATACTGTAAATGCTACTGTAAATGGTGTTGCAATCCCTCCTGTATTGTATGCTACATCACACTTAGCAACAATGCAAGCTGTTGCAAATGCAATTGCAGCCATTCCATCTGTTCAAAGTTCAATAGTTGGAGGTATTAATAATAGAACAATTACAATTATCAGCAACGTGGGAACTGCAACAACTATAACAGTTTTTACAGTTACAGGAGGAGCTTCTCAAGCAACTATAACAATTACAACTTTGCAAAGCGGAACTTTTTTTGGTGTTACTCAATCTGTTTACAGCAAAGCAAACGCTTATATTCCAGATTTAGGGCCAAATTTAACGCTTTCAAGCGGTATTTCTTCTCCTTACTATGAAGGTCAAGTAGCCCCTACACTAACCCAGGGACGCATTTATGTAATGCCTGAAACTGTTGTTAATTCAAACAGTTTAGTTTTCATGCGCGTAGCAGCAAACGGTCCTAATACGCAATTGGGTTCATTTAGAGGAGATGCAGATGGTGGAACTTGCGTTCAAATCTTAACGATAGCGATTTGGCGCGAAGGAAATGAATCAGTTGGCAATCTTGCAGTATTAGAACTTAACATACCTTAATTTTTTTGGAGAATAAATGTTTAATAAAAAATCTTTTAGATCTGTCAGCTTAGATGCTGCTGGAGATATATTCTTTGCTCGTCAACTTGAATACGTACAAGCTAGAGTATATGAATATCAATATCCCGCTTACAAAGCTTATCAGTATATACCAATCAATTATAATATTCCAGCAGGCGCTGAGTATGTAACTGCAACAGGTTATCAATCTGTTGGGCGTGCAAGAATTATCAATTCTTATGCTGACGACCTTCCTGAAGCAGGTGTGGTAGGAACACAGTTAACAAATCCAATTCAATCCATTGGTACGTCTTATCGTTATTCTCATCAAGAGATTCGCTCAGCTCAGTATGCTAATATTGATTTGCCGATGCGTCAAGCAGAAGCTGCAAGACGTGCTAACGATCAGTTAGTTAATAATTTAGCTATTGCAGGTGACCCTCAAACAAGCACCTATGGTTTAATTAATAATCCAGCTGTTCCACAATCTACTGTGCCAGCAGATGGCGTTGGAAATTCCACTTTGTGGGTAAATAAGACTTCAGAACAGATTTTACGTGATATGAACTTGATTGTTAATCAAATTGTCACTAATTCAAATGGCGTTGAGATGCCTGATACTCTGTTATTGCCCATTGAGCAGTATACTTTGATTGCTTCTGAACCTCGTTCTATCAATTCAGATACAACGATTTTGCAATACTTTTTGTTGAATAATCAATTTATCACAACTGTTGATTGGCTTGCACAGCTTTCTGAAGCAGGTACGGGCGGTGCAGATGTTATGATAGCTTATGAGAAAAATGAAAATAAATTAGCTATGCAAATTCCAATGGCGTTCACTCAATACCCTCCTCAAGAAAGAAATTTAGAGTTTGTAGTACCTTGTGAAAGCCGTTTTGGTGGTGTTACAATCTATTATCCGCTATCAATTATAATTGGTGAAGGTATTTAAAAATGGTTTTATTAACTTACAAAGGACAGAATTTTATTTATTTCGGAACTATAAAGATAGTTCCAGGAATTAATGATATTTCTGACGATGAATTTCATAAACTTATGAAGTTTCCAACTTTTAAATCTCGTGTTGAATCTAAAAAATTTAGTGTTCCAAATTCTTTTAATATTGAAGCTTATCAAAAAGCTCAAGTGCAGAATAACATTAATGAAACATACAACAATGAAGAAGAAGAAGATAAAAAATCAGATAAAATGAGCGTAAAGCAAACTATTAAGAATATTCAAAAAATAGATGATCTAGACTATTTAAATAGTTTGTTAGAATCAGATGATCGCGAAAAAGTACAAGAATCTATTTTTGAAAGAATAGATGTGCTTGAATCTAAAGAAAAAAATAGGTGATCTTATGTCTTGTGCAGTAAGTACAGTAACAAATGCAGAAATATTAGCTTTATTATTTGTGATTGCTCCACAATTTATAACTACGGATCCTATTAAATTAGCAGCATATAATGCACTTATAGACGCCCTGAGATGCATGATTAATGAATCGCTTTTGGGGTGTTGTGCAGTCTTAGCTTTTGCAAATTTACTAGCGCATTATCTAACTATGCAAACAAATTTGTACTTGGGTATAACTAGCAGTATTTCAGAAGGTCAACTATCAATTTCGCTTGCAAACACGGTTGGAGGCAACTTTTATGGTTCAACCCCATATGGTCAAGCTTATTTAGCTTTAATTGGAAATGTTTTAATAGGTGCTTACGTAACAAATTCAAAATTAGGATGGTATGGCCCGCAGTGCTGTTCAGGACAAGGATCTTGGTTTTAAGAAAATTCTTGAAGATATAAAAAAAACAGGAATTCAAGAAATTCTTGTAGGAATTCAAGAAGGAAGTAAAACAAAAGTAGAATCAAAAAAAGGTCGCAAACAAGATTCAGGTGTTAATATTGCTCAATATGCAGCTGAGAATGAGTTTGGAACGAATAAAATTCCTGAACGATCTTTTATGCGTTCTACATTTGACCAAAAAATTAATGAAATTGAAGATGTTATTGATGAAGAAATAGCATTAGTTATTGATAATGTACAAAGCTTGCCCAAAGCGCTTGCAAGAATTGGTGTATCGATTCAAGCATTAGTAAAAATTAAGATAAGAGAAATAAGAAGTCCCCCAAATTCTGCTGCTACTATAGCAATTAAAAAATCATCGAAACCTTTGATAGATTTTGGGCAAATGATAGCCGCAGTTAGGTATATTATAAGAAGAAAAAGCACAAAATAATTTTCAATGTAAAGCGGATTTACATTGAAAATTCAACGATAAGAATGCTCTAAAGAAATAAAAAAAATGGTAAAAAATGAGTCCTTTTCAAATCTTTAGAGTCCCTTTAAATCTTTATAGAAAGAGTGCAGGAGCATATATAAACGGTATTTGGGTTGAAGGTTCAGAAACTTTAATTCCCATCACCGCTAGTATTCAGCCGACTTCTGGAGAAGAAATGTTGTCACTTCCTGAAGGCCGAAGAAATAGAAAAACTTACTCACTTTTTACGTCTACTCAAATCGAAGTAATTCATGGCGCAAATGATTCAATAAATCCTGATCAAATTTTAATTTTTGGTGAGAGATACGAAGTTACTAAAGTTGAAGTGTGGCAGAATAATCCCCCGGTTTTTGGAATTGTGAATCATTATAAATTTTACGCAAGTGCGTTGGAGGCTATTATCTAATGCCTATAAATTATGCAATTGTTAAAAATAATCTATATAATTGGGCTGTATCTGTTGTACCGGTTGGCATGCCTGTGATTTTTTGGGAACAGAATTCTCCACGTCCAAAAATTGCATACATTACTCTTTGGTTAAGTTCAATTATAGCTATTAATCAAGATTACTCTTCTCCTCAAGCAAATTTGAATGGTGATATAAACATGAAAGGTGATAGACAATTCACTTTACAAATAAATGCATACGGAAACAATACATTAACGGTTTTAGAAAATATTAGATCTTCATTGCAAAAACAAACTGTTTTAGATACGCTCAGAGCGGGGGGAATAGTTTTTTATCAATCACTAACAATTAACGAAATTTCAGAGTTAGTAGATTCCCAATTTGAAGAAAGAAGTCAATTAGATGTTTTGATGGCAATTGGACAAACTTACACTGATAACCCCGGATATTTTAACGAGATTGAAGTGCAAGAAGTTTATGAAAACGCAATTGAAACAGTCGTCTACGATGACACAATAATAATTACAAGTCCTTAACAGGAGGAAATATATGCCTTTGAATGATATTGTGAATGTCTTTATCACTAGACAGACGCAGACAATTAGCGAACAGGGATTTGGCATTCCGATGATTTTTGGTGCTAATGCTAACTTTGATGAATTGATTCGTTATTATGCTAGTATTGATGACGTAGCATTAGATTTTAGCTCAACAAATCCAGAATATATTGCTGCTCAAGATATATTTTCACAAAATATTTCACCAAATTTAATTGCGATTGGACGTAGACAAGTCGATACAATAGGTGTCAACGTAGTTACTGCAATGACAGGTGAAGATTACATCTTAACAATAAATGATAATATTTATACTATTTCTTCTACTTCTGCGTTTACTTACTCAGTTGCTACATTAAACAGCGATTTAGTTTCAGGAAATATCATTACTTTAGATGTTCAAAATACAGCTGTAAGCGTTACAACTAAAGTTTTATTTAATGCTGATTTTGTGACAGGAAATAGTATTGTACCGACAGTTAATGCAGTGCCTTTAGCAGCAGTTTTATTTAATACTAATCAAGCGCAAACTATTCAAGATGTAGCTACTCGAATCGCTTCAAATGCTAGTGTTTTTTCTGCAACAGTCACAGCAGTCAGAGAAATAACAGTTGTTTTTGACTCACCAAATTCAAATATTATCACTTCTGTAATAACTACATTAGGAGCAAGTCAGCCTACTGCTACTATAACGCAACTTGGATTTTTATACAGTGGAAGCTCAGCTAATACAATGTCTAATATTGCAAATGCTCTTTCTCAACTTGCAGTAGTAGAATTTGCAGACGTTTCCGGAACGAATAATAGAATATTAAGCGTTCAAGGACCTGTAAATACAACTGTGACTTTAACAAATTTTGTAATTACTGGAGGAGTAAGTCAGCCAACAGTTGTTATCACAAATCCTGCTCAAGCTGTTAGTAGAGAGACAATCGCTAATCAAATTTATACATATATTCACAACTTATATTTAAATACTGTTAATTTTCCAGTAGATGCGGTTGATAATGGTGATGGAACGTTTAACATTATAAATGCATCTCCAGCAACTAACACGCCTTTTACTTTTAAAGTTAACACTTCAATTGCTAGTCCAAATCGCGCTGTAGTAAGAATAACTCAAGTTGCAGCAGGATTAGACTATACAATTAATTTGAATGGAATAGCTTTTACATATAGATCAAGCATAAACGTACAAAATGCAAATGATATTGCTATAGTGCTTACAGATTTGATAAATGATCCTTTGAGCACTGTTGCAGTCACTGCTGAAAATATTTTGGATGGTTCAATTGTTATTACTGCTGATAATCTAAATAGTAACTTTTCAATTTCTGTAACAAATAGCATTATGCAAAGCGAAAAAGGTTTAGATGTATTACCTTTAGTCGCTGTAAACTCTGCTGCAAGCGATTTAGATAGAATCAACAATTACAATAGCAATTGGTACGCAATTATAGCTATCGATAGAAATCAAGCAAATGTTTTAGACATTGCAGATTGGACAGAAGTACATATAAAACTTTTTGGAACAGCTTCAGCAGATACACAGATCATCGATGTCGCAGCAGGCGTAGATTTAAATTCTATCGCTGCAAAATTAAATCAGATGGGATACGTTAGAACGTTTGTTATGTATCATCAAGATGCTAATTTTGACTATCCAGAAGCTGCTTGGTTTGGAGCTGTTTTACCGCTTGAGCCAGGCTCTGAAACGTGGAAATTCAAAAC